ACTTTATACTGATTTGACGATTCTAATAATTGTTGTACGTTCATTTTAAACGATTTTAAGGGTTTTTATTTTATTTAATAATGTTTGCAAGCTTTTGCATTCTAGTAATAGCGTCGTTTGATTCAACGATTTGTTGCTGTCTAGGTGCGATACCAGCTGCTCTTGAAGCGAATCCTAAAGATTCTTTAAGTGACTTTTTAGGAGCAGATAGTGCCGTGTTTAATGATTCAAATACGATTTTAGCTTCTTTAATTGTAGTAGCTTTATCGAATGAAGCAATAACATGGACTTTTTGTGATTCTGTTAACGATTTAGCTTTGAAGATTTTGTTAACGTAAAGTAACTTAGCGTTTAAAAGATTAACCTCGTTTAATTCAGAGCGAAGAATGTTGATTGTACGAATTGCTTCTTTCATTTCTGACTTTTCTTTTTTCTCTTTTCCCGATGTGTGTTCTTCTTTTTCTTGAGCTTTAGTTTCGCCTCTTTCGTGCTTAGATTTCTTAGCTTCGTACTGCATAGATTCGTCTTCTTTATCGTTACTATACATTTCATCTAATTCAGCTAATAGTTCATTGATATCAATGTCTTCTTCTTTACCTGATTCAGTTCCCATTGGTTCCATACCCATGTGTTCTGGTTCTGCTGCTTCGTCTGATGATGTTTCGTTTTCTTCAGCTTCGATTTCTTGATGCACGACAGATTTGATTAAGTCAATAAGTTCTTCATCAGTCATGTCTTTAACTTTAGTAGGTTCAGCTTCTTCTTCGTCTCCTTCTTCAGGAGCTTCTTCAGTTTCTGCTTTTTCATCTTCAGCTTCTTCGTCTTCAACTTCTTCGTCTTCTTTTTTCTTAGCTTCTTCTAGTTGACTTTCGGCTTCTAATTCAGCTAAAATTTCAGATAGATCTAAATTTTCATCCATGTATGGATCGCTAGAACCAGGTTCTAATTTAGCTACCTTTTTACCTAAGTACGTAGGAGCGTACCCTTGTTCAGTACCAGGCTCATCTTCAGGTTCGCCTTCATCTGTGTAAAACGTGTCAGTTGCGTTTAATTTTTTTTCTGACATAGCACTAGCTTTAACGTACTGCCTTCTCCCGTTATCACTAACGAAATCTTGATCTTTCCATAATTCAACTTCTTCCAAATCATCATAATTCTCTTCTAACCTTGCGGATATCATAGACTGAAGTCTTGGCGTCATTGATTCTTCTAGAGCGGCTTTTGCGTTTGCTAACGCTGCTTCGCGAACGGCTTTAGCGTCTGCGATAGCTTCTTGAAATAATGTTTTGTTTGACATAATGTTGTTCTCCTTAAATTTATTTTAGGGAAGTAAGATTATTGGGAATCTTAATAAGTGGGGTTTAAAAATGCCGAGCTATCATGAGGATAAAAAAGGGACAGCTATTGTAGGCTGTCCATAAATATATATGAAGTGTAGAAACCGCGTAGAGTTATTTAGACCTGCGATATCTTCTTAATGCTTCGTTTACTGCTTGTTCGATTGATTCTTGTTGTGGAGCAGGAGCGGCTGCTGGTGCTGCTGCTGGTTCTTTTTTTCCTCCACCTTTAAATTCTTTTACATCCTCTGGTGTCATTTTAGTAATTTTCTTATCTTCCATGAATTTTATTATGTCTTTTAATCTCTTATCATATCCAAATTCACTTCCTGCTACTGTTTCTGGCCATATTTTAGCCGCATCTGCTATAGTCATCATTGTTGCATCTGTAGCAAAAGTTCCTGGGTCAGCGTCGTTTTCTTTTTTCATATCCTCTACATTCATTGGTTCTTCTTTACCTGCATTTCCATCATCTTCTTTTGCTTCCCATTTTCCTCCTTTAATATTCCATATAAATCTTCCTCCAGCTTTCATTGTAGGAATATCTTTACTAAAATCAAAAGTATATGTCTCTTTAAAAATAGCTCCACCGGCACTTCCTTTGATATTTTTACTAAAAGGAATTTTAGTATTTATATCTCCACCAGCTAATAAATAATCTTGTACCTCGTTTTCAAAAGGACCAGCTCCTCCTCCTTCAAAACGTAATGCAAATATTTCTGCTGGATTTTTTGTAATTCCCATTTTAGCTAATAAATCTTGTGCTAATTTACCTTGTTCGCTTTTGCCTTTAATACCAGCTGCTACGTTATCTAAAAATCCTTCTTTTAAAATGCCAGCTAATTGCTGCATTCTTTTTACTTCGTTGATTAATTGTGCCATTTTATTTTAATTATTATTTGATATAAATATTATACTTGTGTAGCAGATGCTATCTTTTGAGCTAAACTAACAACTTCTGCTGATTTAAAAGCGGATAATCCACCTTCTAAGTTAGCTGCTGTAACGCTATGTGCTTGAGATGCTCCTAATCCACTTGAAATAGCGGCAGCTGCTAATATAGCAGCATATACTGCGTGTGCTGTTTTATATAAATCAGAATTATGATCTGTAACATCTTGTTGACCATATGTTTTAGGGAATGCTTTTTTTAGTATATCACCTATTGCTCCTAAATAATATCCTTCTAATTTATGTCCAAAATGCTTTAAAGCATTACCAACAGTTGTACCTTGTTTTTTATCTTTTTGAAATAAACTAGATACTGCGTTAACGCTTTTACCTAATAGACTTATTAATCCTGGTGCTCCTGCCACTAATCCTAGTGCTAATCCAACTGCTTCGTCTACTTTACCATCTTGTGGTGACGGTTTAACTGTTCCTCCACCTGATTTTAATATAGCTAAAGCTTGTTTTAAACCTTGCTCAGCATCTTTATCAGCTATAGGATCAGTTTGTTCGTTAGCTTCTTTTAGTTTTTTTTTACGATAATCAGCTAATGCTTCATCTATTGTTTCTTCAAGTCCTTTCATTTTAGCTGTCTTAAGCGCGTTTGCTCTATCTAAAAATTCAGCAGCACTCATTGTATTTTTCCATTTTCTACCTAATGCTGCTATTTCTTCTGGTTGGATATCTCTTTCTCTAGCTTGATCAGCAATACGTTTTATACTTGTAAATAACTTACCATTACCTGGATCTGATTTGCCCCACATGTCTGCTGTAAATGGATTATCCCTATATGAAAGGACTAATGCTTCTCCTGCTTTTTCATCATCCATGTTTTTTATATTGAAGGTTGAATCAAACGCTGTTTGTTCTGTACCTTGTAGTATTGCTTGAGCTTGAGCTTTAGGTGAGCCAAATGCTAACGCAGCACCTAACGCCGCTGTTCCTAATGCTTTACCAAGACCTTCTTCTACGTCTTGATTCTCGTTAATCAATCCAGCTAATTGCTGCATTCTTTTGATTTCGTTGATTGGTTGTTTCATCGATATAAATATTAACAGAGTGGACACACTCCTGTTTGTGTACAAATTATTTCAGTGATTAATGAGTTTACTCTACTATAATCATTATGTATATTATATTGTTTGTTTTCGGATAATTTACCAACAAGTTTTGTTGTTCCAACGGCTTGCATATATGCGCCTGGTGTACTTGGTACTGATACTAGATCCCAACATAATAGTTCGAAATCGTCTTGTACCTCAACCGTCTCACCTAATTGCTTTACAGAACCCATACCGCGTGATGATATACCTAATGGTATTCCTGCTGTTATAATTTCTTGTGCAATTTTACCTGATGGTGTATCTAATAATAATAATTCACCCATTACATCATTACCTTCCCACCATATTCTAGTGATAAGATGTGATACGTTAGATAAATTAATTACGGATGAGTCTGGATGATCTAATTCGCCTGTAGATGTTTTAGAATTAACTGGGCCCTTAATATATGCTTCAACTTGTGGTCTAAGTATATCAATTGGATAAACTCTACCGTTACCGTTTTTAACGTCAGCTTGTTGAAGTTTACCTTCAATACGCATACGTCTATCAGTACCTCCTTTACTTTCAACAAGCGATAATTTCGCTATATGAAATGGTATATAATCAACTAATAATTGTTTATTCATGTTAGTCATTATTATTTATATATGAACTTCCATCTTCATCATCCATAGCATCTCCACCATCGGCTCCTGTTATTTCTTTTAATTCTTTACGAATTAATTCTTTAAGACGTTCTCTTAATCCTGGGAAATTAGCTAATGCCATATCCATTGTATCACCCTTTGCTGCTTTAAGTTGTGTTTCTGTATCTTTTTTATTTTTCTCAGCGTCTTTTTTAGCTTGTTCAGCATCTGCTGCTTGAGCTTTTGCGTTATAATTTTTAACGTAGTCATCATCTTTACCCATCTTATTAACACTTGCTGTAATATTTGCGTTTTTGTTAAAGATAGTATTTGCTACGTTTTCGTTTAAAACTGCTTCAAGATATTCTACATTGATTTGTACTTTATCACCATCTTTATCAATTAATATAGCGTCTACATTTTGTAATAATGATCCCTCGTTATGTACTATAAAATTTTTAACTGTGAATGTTTCCCCAGCTTCTATACCTAATTTTTTAGCTAGTTCAGAATCGATTGTTACTATATCTTTTCTTTTAAAACCATTATGTGATTCAGAAGCTTCTGCTGCTGCTATTTCTTCACCCCTTCTTTCTGATGAAAATACGTTGTAGTTTTCTTTAACAGATATTTTCTTCATTTTCTCACCAGTAGCATCCATTTTCTTTAATCCACGAATTGCTTTAGCGATAAGTGACATTGAACTAACACCTTTAACACCACTGTTAGTTTCTTTTTTAGCGTCAGCGTCTTTCTTTACTTTCTCTACGTCTTTAACCGGTTTCATTCCTCTTGTTTTATCTACCATATCATTACCTTTAACAGGTTTCATTTGGTGTGCTTTAGGGTCAGCTGACTTACCACCTAGGTATTCTGCTTCGTATCCTTCAATTCCTGACATATCCCATGCTGTATAGTAGTAAGGGTTTTTCTTTAACTTCTTAATTACTATTTTTTGCGCTTCTAACTTAGTTAATTCAGGATTACATTGCATTTCCCAATCAATACCTTGCATTACTTCATGTCCGTTTAGATTATCTAACTCATTGAAGTGACCATACAAATCTTTACCAGTAACTGTTTTCCATTTACCTTCTTCAGATGATTTAGTATCCGCTTCAGTTAAAATACCCTTATTTTTAAGAATACGAACTGAATCGTCAAATGAAGTTACGTTAGTAACGTATTGAGGCAATGTCATACGTAAATTGCGCATGAAATTTGCTTGCGTCATATTACCTTCACGTAAATCGATGTACTGTTGTTTAATACTTTTCATTGGTATGTTTTATTTATCTTCCTTGACCGCGATATTTCTTAGGTCTTGGTGTATGTTTATTGAATGATTTTTTTGCTTTACCTGTTTTACGTGTACCAAATGTTAACTTTTTAACATCACTTGTTCCTTTTGCTTTTGCCATTATTATTTATTTTTTAATAAACGAAAAACATTACAGGTGCACTAGTAGCATGTAAAGAAGCACTTGTAAAATTCATAGTTAACATTGTTCCGGCAGGTAAAAATAAATGAGGACTAGGTAATTGTGGTACCATATCTCGTCCGTTTAAGTCTTTTAATGCTACAAAATCAGCTACATGAGGAAAAGTAGAAATTACTGAACCTGAAGCTAATGCCATAAGTCCAATAAATGATCCTGTTATTGATTCTGTTTGAGTTTTTACTATAGTTGTTGTATAAACTAACCCGTTTGGTGTTACTGGCATATTATTGTTGTAGGTTTTTAATTTTATTATTTAATATATTTACCATTTCTGATATTGTTGTTATTGCTTCGTTTGTACGAGTCCAATATTGAATACCGTCTCCTTCGCTTAATTCTTCTTTCATACGTGATGTATATTCAACAATACGATCTATTTCTTGTAGTTTACGTTTTACTTCGCGAATTGCTTTATGAAGTTGTTCAGCTTTAGTTCTGTTCTTAACTTCATTCTTAAATTTAGAATAAGTTACTTCGTTAAGTAACTCTTCCTTAATAATATTTGCTAATGTATTGTTCATATTTTCGTTTGTAGCGCTTGCATAATATCCTCCACCTTTAGTTGCCGAACTAGGTCCACCATACATATCATTATATGGGTATTTAGCATTTTGAAATTTAGAGGGTTGATTGTAATTACTTTCGTGGTATATTTTTACTTTCTTCTTCTTCTTACCAGTTAGATTTTTATAATCTTTTACTTTAGAATCGCCAGGCATTTGTGTTTCACCTTTAGTCGCTTTCCATCCTTCTTTTTCCGCTTGCTTTGTTGCTTTATTCTTTTTTTGTCCTGGAGGTGTTACCCAATTTGGAGTAGAAGGAACTGTACCTAAGGCACTAGTACCACTATCTTCATTTATTTTACCTATTCTTCTTAAAAACGCTTTGTAATAAGTATCTCTCATTACTTTTTGTTCTTCAGGTGGTAATTTATCAAATCCATTTGCTACGACTTTAGCTGCATCTAGAATATACTGTCCGTAATCTCCAAATATGTACCCATCTTCTTCAGCTTGATGTATTAACTTCTCCATTGTAGATATTGAATTAAGTTCATTCTCATTCAATACTTCATTAGTAAGTTGTTTTATAAGTTCTTTTAAATTCATTACTTAGCTGATTTTAACTCGTCAATTAATTGAAAGTATTGTAGTAATGAAACAAGATTTTCGTCTTTTACGTTTTGAGTTTTCTCTATTGGTTTAACCATATTAACAACTTCATTAATTTTAATTTTAATTGTTTGGTCAGTTACTGTTTTATTAAGTTTAGTTAATTCTAATTTGATAACTTTAAAATTATCATTTACAAACTCACGTAATTTAACAGTGTTAGAGATATTATTTATATATTCTTTAAGAACGAGTTTTTGTCTATCAGATAAATTTGAATACTTACTATTAAAGCGTTCTAATAAACTTTTATAGGTTAATAAACGCATTCCTTTATCCATACTTGTAAATTCCTCCATTAATCTATCACTCGTTTTTTCCTTATTTATATCAACACGAGAGATATGTTCTAATAAAGTTAATTTATTTTCTACTACTTGAGACGGATTGATAAATTCTAATGAATTATGAGCTTCAATTAAAGTACATGCTGCTGCATATTGCTTATAGTTGTTAACTTTTGATTTGAAGAAATCTTCAATATTATACATGTCACGAATTTCTCTAATTAAGTTATACTTTTCTTTACGAAGAGCAGTACGGTTTAATCTAGACGATATTTCTAAAGTAGCATTAATTAATGATTCAGCTTTACCCTCAGATAATACCTTAGTATTAACTAATGTTTGATATAACTTATGTTCTTTAGCTAACTCACCCTTAGAGAAATACTTCTTTATAAGGTTAAGCGCTGACGAATCTTTACCAGAGAGAGTATCTGAGGTAATTTGACGGATTAATAATTCAAATATTACTCCGCTGTTCTTAAATTTATTGTGTTTAATTTTATCCATAAGATAGTGTGCACTACTAATAAATATGTGCTCTTTATATGTCTCTAATATTTTTTTCGTCTAATAATGTAGACTCTTGTTTTGTTTCGAATACCATATCTTTATCAGATCTAGGTATATGTTTTAGCATTTCTTTATTTCTTAACACTTCAGCTAACGCTAATGGTGAACCACCTTTTGGTGTACCACTACCTTCATCAGGTATATTTGCGGTATATAATGTAGCGTTTTCTTTACTACCTAATCTATCTTTACCTAATGGATCTTTTTGTGTACCAACGATAGATGCTTTTTCTTTAGGACGACCAACGGGACGTGTTTCGTCATATCCAGATGGAACCGGTCCGTTTTTATTATCTCCATATCTACCAGTGCCATATAATGTAGCTAGATCATGTGGTGTACCATATGATTTACCTGATTTAGCTGGATCGTTACCTTCGTTTTCAATTTGACCAAATCTAAATGAGCGCTTCATATCTTCCGCTACTAAATCACGATACTCACTGTATTGATCTTCGCTGAATTGGAATACGTTATCATAAATCCAATCTGACGGAAGTAATTTACTATCTTGTATATCTTTGGCTAGTGCGATTTTTTCCTTCCATAATGCTACTTTTTCTTGTTCGTATATTATTGATGGTGTTGATAAATGTAATTCAAAATTAGCTAATTCCTCACCATTATATCCTTGTGTATATAAATGTACTAATGCAATTTTATATAGTTCAGATAACACAATACGTTGGATACGTTCTACTGTACGAGCGAAACGAATATCTTCAGCAGCTAATGTTGCTTTACCAGTTAAATCTTTTTCAAATCCGAAGAATGCTTTAGGTACTTTAAGTGCAGCTAACATTTCATCACGTAAGAAGTTTACGTCATCAATAGCGTTATATTCAAGACCTTTAATTGTATCAATCTTAGTATTACTATTAGCACCACGTTGTGGAATATAAAAATCTTCCATCACGTTCATCATATTATACTTTAAATTATACTCACCTGTATTCTTATCGATATATGGTGTTTTTTGCATTTTCTGCTTCAAACGCTCCATATAACCATCAACTTCGGCAGGTGGCATATTTCCAATATCAACGTAGAATACGCGTTTTTCCGGGGCACGAGTTATACGATGCAATAGCATCGCATCCTTCATTAGTACGTATTGTTTATACGTTTTACGCGCTGGTTCTATATAAGCTCTTCCATATGGTAGGTAATTAGCGTCAGTTAATAATCTAAAGTGTGCTATTTCGTAGTTCTCAAATTTAATTTTACCGTCTCTATCTTTAACACGGCTATTAATTCCACCAGCCGCGATTACCATTGGATCAATTTTAAAACAAACATAAGATGGATTTTGTGGATCCATACCTTCCTCACGAACCATATCATAAACAGACATTGGTGTAACATTATATACACCAAATTTCTCTGCTATTTCAAGATGTAAATAGAAATCACCATACTTACACATATTACGAACCCACATCCATAAATTAAACTCAACGTTTAATATATCGTAGAATAAATTGTAAAGTATACGTTGAATATTTTCGTCTGCTGAACGGATTTGTATTACCTCGTTTGCTTCATTTTTAAGTGTAGTTTCATCAGCAATAATATCAAGTGCGGAAGCAATAATTGATTCAGTATCCATTGCCTCGTAATCAGTGTATAGCTGGATACGAAGTGTTTGATAGTTCATCGTTGGATTATAAGGCATATTAGCCCCATAACGATGAAGTTTAGTAAATCTATCAATTAACGCGTTAGTTTTTACGTTACCGTATGCTTGAATACGATCAGTATCAATAACCTTTAATTGATCACCGCCTATGTTTCTGATTACTACGTCTGTACTAAATAAACGGGTTAGTCTACTAAATAAACCGCCGCCTTTATTATTGTTGTTTTCAGCCATTGTGTGTTTTATTGTGTCTATAAATATTTATTAATTATAATATCCATGTGATATCTTCGAAACCATATGGGGTTTCAATTTGATATGGATTTGCTACCCCAGTAGGCAACATTGGTACATATCCTTCTCGTGTACTAGATATTCCATTTATTGCTGCTCGAGTTGCATCCATTCCTTGTTGATGAAATTTAATACCCGTATCTCTAGCAAACAAACCTATTCCTGCAGCCATTACTAAATCATCATTATAACCATTTTGAGCTTGTGCTTTACCATTTTGCCAAATGAATACTCTTAGTTCTTCTAATAATCGCTTTGAATGAAAAATAAAATGTCTATCTCTAATATACGACTCCATTTTTGAGATAACAAGCGGTCTTGTTTTTGCTGACGTAGTAAATCCAGGAACTGTTTGATTATTATCCATTTTGTCCATCCATTTATCAATATTCATATCTCCATTTGAACGAACTGAATAGTATAAATTTGGGTATTCTTTTTCTATAATAGTATTAATTACGTCCCACCCTATATTTGAGTTCTCGGGTACTAATAATGCATTATTCCATTCTGCCGCTACTGACACGAGCATATTTCCAAACTCTCGAGTACCTATTTGTGATTTGTACTCAGCAACTTGTTCACACGCTTCCACATCAATAACATGAAACGCTGAGTAATCCGACCCATCTCCCCGAGCAATGTCAGCAGAGATAATATAAGACTTACTGTAATTAGGATAGCTCCAGAGCCAATAATCGCCACCCAAAAAGCGACGTTCAACAGGTTCTTGTATAAATGTTTGTTCATAAAATGATAATATATCGTTTTCAACTACTGAGTTACCTGAGCCTAAAAAGTCACAATCGTACTCTTGAGCAAATTCACGTGGTGACATATTTGCTCGTTCACGTTCTTCCCATCCTGGATCTATAGGTGCTACTCTATCTGGGTGTAAATCCCATTTTAGTTCAATTGGTTTGAAATCATTCTTGCCAATTTGAGCTTCGGTATACATTTTATGAAACCAGTTACCAATGCCATTTGGTGATGATAATGCAATAATTCCTCCACCCGTAGCGATTGTTGGTTTAATACTCGTGTATATTTTATCAATACCTTCGATAAACGCAGCCTCATCTATTAATAATAAAGATACGGCGTAAGATCTACCTGCATCTGATGCGGCTGATGTTGCTACAATTTGAGAGTTATTTGCTAATTTAAGTGAGAGTTTATTATCTGATATTGGTTTTTGATTGCCACGAAGCCATGCTGGTAAGTTGTTGTACATAAACTGTACTTTCTCAACCATACCTTTAGCTGTTTCTTGCTTTGTCGCAATACACAACACCGTTTTATCCTTATTGAATATCATTGTCCATAGTGCATATCCTGCTACTAGAGTAGATATACCTAACTGACGTGATTTATTTACAATAGAAAAACGATTTGCTCTAAAATCAGTTAATGTTGTTTCCTGAAATGGATATAAATGGAATAATACTCTACCTTTAACAGGATGCGTAATGTAACAATATTTGCGAAAAAAGTGTACGGGATCCATTGCACACTTTATATATTCTTGTTTTATTATATCTTTTATATTAGCTTGATCAGCCATGTTATATACTAATTGGTTGTATATAAATATATAAAGAAAGCCTAACCTTACGGGGTTAAGCTTTGCACCTATGGTCTAGATAGGAGTCCTAGGGTAGCAGGACGATTATTTTGTAAAGTAAAGATATGTTAATCCACCAATAATTCCACTTAATGTTATTTTAGTAAATACTAATTTTACTTTAAGTTTTTTATTTTGTTTACGTAATTCATCAACAAATTTACCTTGTGTATCAAATTTTAGTTGTTCATTTTTAATACGCTCTTCATACATAATACCTTTCTGTACGTGATTAGATATGATACTATCTTTCAATACTACTTTACTTTCAGTTAACATAAGTTGTTCTTTAGTTATTTCAAGTACTGCTTTAGCACTATCACCACTTACTAAATCTTTAGCAACTTGTTTAGCTACTGAGTATGGTAATTTAATTGTGTCTCCAATGTAGTAAGTAACATTACCATTTTCATCGTAATGTCCTATTTGAGATTTACCGAATAAAGGTAAGAATAATAATATAAATAAGTATTTCATTAGTAATTGTATCTTGCTTTAAAGAATGAATCTAATTCAGTAGGAGTGTAAGTATCTACTTGTTGACTAACTTCGTGAAAATATTCTTTGATAATAGTTGTTTTTTCTTTGATATTATTTATTTGGTTATCTACTTTCGTAACTTCATTTTCGTAAGCAACTATAGCACTATCCATATGTTGTTGAGACTCCATTAACTTTTTATTTACTACTGTTAATGAATCAATTGATGCTTTTAATTCTTTTGGTATTTTTGGATTAGATGTAGCTAATTGTATTGTAAAGTATAAAACTATTACTCCTATTATTGCGTATATTATATTTTTCATATTATTTGATAATTCCTGCATAAAATTGTAATTTGCGTTTTGCGTATTCATCTAATTGATCTATTTCTTCTTCATCATCTTCAAGTCCTAAATCATCCATTTCTGGTTCTTTTACTTGTGGGACTACTGTTCCTAAAGCGGCTGCTACTTTTTTACTTAATGATGAATAATTAACACTAGCGAATTTTTTAGCTAATATAGCCAAAATAGCGGTTTGTGTTTCTTCATCTTCCATACTAATCTTATCAGCTAGTTGTTGAATTAATTCAGGCAATCTACTAGTTGCTGTTTCTTTTCTTCCTTTTTCAGCTCTAGCAAAATCTGAACCTGATAATTCACTATCTCCTACTACTTCTTTAACTCTAATTTTAGAAGCACCATGTAAGTCAATAATTTTCTTAATTAGTCTATCATTATCTATAGTAAATTCAGCTGCTTTAGCTACTGGTCCTATTGCTTTAAATGGTTCTGCTACTGCTGGTAATTCTGGTTCTGTTTCTGGTGTAAAATCTTCAGATCCGTCAGCGTTTGGTTTACCATCAAAATATTGAGCTAATGGATTTTCTACGTTACCTATAGCCATTGCGTCTCCTCCTTTAATTGGTTCTTCATCTCCTCCTTCTTCATCTTCAGGCTGCATAAATTTAGGTACAAAACCTGCTACCGCTGGTTCTAATACTCCTGCTTTAATCATAGCGCGAGCATAATCTGCAATACGTGCTTGTGGTAAATTAAATTTTTCTTCAGCTGTATGTGTTATTGTATCTGATCCTACTTCATTCATATGATCAATAATACCATTTATCCATACCATTCGTTTTGCCGATCCTGTAAGTTCTGCTGGTAAGTTACTCATCTTCTCTTCATAATCGTCTGCTAACTTATAATTAGCCCCCGCCATTTCATTTAACTCAGTTTCTTTAAGTTTTTTAGTACCTACAGTTGCGTGATCAATGTTTGGATCTGTTTTTATATTTTGAATAGTTTCAGCGTCGGCTGGATCTACTTTTAATACTTTATCTGGTAAATTTCCCTTATAGGAAACAGTAGCAGGAACTGTACTTTCCTTTAGTACTTCATTAATCGCTCGTCTGATTAGACTTTGTAGTTTATTTTTCATTTATAGTATTTACAGTATGTAATAAAATCGTTTACAATATCTTTTTCGCTATCTGTTTGTAATGAATCTCTATATTCATTTATTTTTTGAGTATATGAATTAGCGTTACTTTCTTTTAATGAAGATAACGATTTATCTAGCCCATCTAACACCTCTTTTATCTCATTATCATCAAAATCGTCGTAATGAGCGGCGTCTTCTTTATATAATTGTATA